TGCCGAAGAAATTCTTACAGCACACGGTGAGCCCTTCGACCGCAGTCGCTGGGACTACATCGTTGACAATCTCGGTGGCTACTTGCCCGTGGTCATTAAAGCAGTACCAGAAGGCACTGTTGTCCCGGTTGGCAACGCACTTGTCACAATCGAAAACACTGATCCAAAATGCTACTGGTTGACTACTTGGTTGGAAACTCCCTTGCTCCGTGCAGTGTGGTACCCAACTACAGTGTCCACGCAAAGCAAATTCATCAAAAATATTTTGATTAACTACTTGGAGAAATCTGGTGACCCCTCTAGCATTGGTTTTAAGTTGCACGATTTTGGTGCTCGTGGTGTTAGCTCGATGGAGTCTGCTGGAATCGGCGGCGCCGCTCACCTCGTTAACTTTATGGGCACTGACACTATTACCGGTGTTCTGTATGCTCGGGAATACTACAATGCTGGAGTATCTGGCTTCTCAATCCCTGCCGCAGAGCATAGCACAATTACTAGTTGGGGTCGTGCAGGTGAATTGAACGCCTACAGCAACATGGTCACACAGTTTGGCAAGCCCGGCGGTATTGTCGCAGTCGTTAGTGACAGCTACAACATTTACGAAGCCTGCAAAATGTGGAGCAGTGGTGATCTGAAACAACAAGTGATTGATTCAGGTGCTACAGTTGTGATTCGTCCTGACAGTGGTGATCCTGTCGAAGTGATGCCAAAAATGATTCAGATTCTTTCTGAAGGTTTCGGCTACACTACGAACGACAAAGGTTACAAAGTATTGAACAATGTTCGCATGATCTGGGGTGATGGTATAAATCCAATGAGCATCCAATCAATCTTGCGTACTATGGTTGACATGCTGGGTTGGAGCGCAGACAACTTTGCTTTTGGTATGGGCGGCGCTCTGTTGCAAGGTATTGATCGTGATACCCAGAAATGGGCTATGAAATGCTCTAGTGCATGTGTCAACGGTGAGTGGGTCGATGTTTACAAAGATCCTATCACTGACAGTGGCAAAGCAAGTCTGAAAGGTCGCGTGACTCTGTGGACTAACAGTGGTGGTGAGTTTGCTACTAGCGTGGCAGCCCCAACTGGTTGGACTGACAAAGGTATCGGCGGTTGGACTGAGGCACTAGTTGAAGTGTATCGTGATGGTAAGCTCATCCGTGAATACACTTTTGACGAGGTCCGAGCAAATAGCAACAAATAAAGAAAAGGGCTTTGCCCTTTTCTTCTATACAACTAATCCATTACAGCATATAATACAAGTTCTTAATCGTTAAACACATTGAAAGACACACAATGACTCGCTTTATTAAAAACGGTAATCAATTCATGGTCGCATCCGAAGAATCTATGGATGTGCGTGACATGCTTCCGGCAGGTAACTATACTGTCAAGGAGATGCCAATGGGAGGCCCATTGTATCTTGAGCAGATTGACAGCTTCAAGCCACTGACTAAGGTCTATGGTGACTCATTGAAGAACACCCAACGTATTATCAATACCTTCTTGGATCGTCCTAACGCTACTGGTGTTATGTTGACTGGTGAGAAAGGTTCTGGTAAAACATTGTTGACCAAGAACGTTTCTATTGAGTTGGCAAAAAAGGATATCCCTACTATTGTTATCAACGCCCCATGGCACGGCGACAAGTTCAACTCTTTCATTCAAACAATCACACAGCCTTGTGCTATCTTGTTTGATGAATTTGAGAAGGTGTATGATCGTGACGAACAAGAAGCGATCCTGACACTGCTGGATGGTGTGTTCCCTTCTAAGAAGTTGTTCATGTTGACAACCAACGACAAGTACCGTGTTGACTATCACATGCGTAACCGTCCTGGTCGTATCTTCTACATGCTTGACTTCAAGGGTTTGGATGGTAACTTCATCACTGAATACTGCCAAGACAACTTGAAGAACACTACACATATTGACAAGATTGTTAATATCTCTACACTGTTTGCCGAGTTCAACTTTGACATGCTGAAGGCATTGTGCGAAGAAATGAATCGCTATGATGAAACTCCACAGGAAGCACTGCGTATGCTGAACGCTAAGCCTGAGTTTGACGGCGGCTCTAAGTACAATGTCGAAGTTGTACACAACGGTGAAGTGGTCAAGGGCGATATCAACCCAAGCGTGTTCAATGGTAACCCATTGCAACCAAAAGGTATCGAAGTGTCCTTCGATGCTGATCCTGATGACGACAATGTTGATTGGGAGTACATGGAGTTCAACTCCAATGCATTGGTCTCTGTTGATGCACAAGCAGGTAAGTTTGTCTTTGAGGACAAAGGCACTCGATTGATCCTGACAAAGGTTCAATCTAAGAGCTACAACTACTTGGATGCATTCTGATGGAGTACAAGCCCATGCATTTGCCCTGCGGGGCAACTGCATATTTTGACGAATCATCGGGCGTCAGTTATCGTTGTGAATATTGTAACGCTGTAGTTGGCTCAATCGGTCAACCACAGCGTTGCAAAGACGAAGCCAAGAAGTATGACAATTGGAAGATACTTGGTGGCAAAGGTTGGGACTACTTTAAGGGTAGAGTAGAGGCTTGACAAATAATCTAAATAGTAGTATACTTAGCGTTACTTATCTAACTATATACATTCCCGACACATGAAATACGCACTCATTGACACAGCTAATACTTTCTTCCGTGCCCGTCACGTTGCATCACGTAACAGTGACCCGGAAGAAAAAGCCGCATTCGCACTACACTTGACACTTGCAAGTGTAAATCAAGCTGTCCGTCTATACGGCATTGACCACGTTGTGTTTTGCTTAGAAGGTAAATCCTTTCGCAAAGCACTATATGAGCCATATAAAAAGAATCGTGTGGTTGATGCAATGTCAGTCACTGAGGAAGAACAGGCTGAGAATCAGATGTTCTGGGACACATACGAACAGTTTACTACCTTCATCAGAGAAAAAACCAACGTAAGTGTATTGCGTCATGAAAATGCTGAGGCAGATGACATGATCGCCCGATTCATTCACCTGCATCCCAACGACACCCATTACATCATTTCAACCGACTCGGATTACGTGCAGTTGATTGCAGAAAATGTAAATCAATACAATGGCGTAGAAGGTCATCTAATTACACTCAACGGGTACTTCAAAGACAACGGCAAACCCGTAATCGACAAAAAGACTAAAGAACAGAAACAGTTAGAGGGTACGCCCGAATACTTGCTATTCAAGAAAATCATCCGCGGTGATGCGGGCGACAACGTATTCACTGCATATCCCCGTGCTCCAGAAAAAGGTTCTAAGAATCGTGTGGGTATCATGGAAGCATTTGAGGACCGTGATAAGCAAGGCTTCAAGTGGAATAATTTCATGTTGCAGAAGTGGATCGATCACAATGGTGTAGAACAATGTGTTCGTGACTGCTATCAACGTAACAAAACATTGATTGATCTTAACGCACAACCGCAAGATATCAAGGACAAGGTCGATCAACGTATTAGGGAATCTGTCAGAGTAACTACTACTCCGCAGGTTGGTGTTCATTTTATGCGATTCTGTGGAAAATATGCATTGGAAAAAATCTCTCAAAATGCTGAAACTTATGCTAAGTGGCTTAATGCATCGTATCAAGGGAACGTACATGAACGATCTAATTGAAAAACAATTGTACTTGGGCATCGTTGCGGTGCTCAAGGATGACAAACTCTATTATGAGTCTAGCGTAGGTAAAAAGGGTGAGTACAACCATTTTCGTGAGAACGGTGAGCAAGCGTTGCTTACCTACATTGAAGCAATGGCCCCACTGATTCTGAAAAATGAACGTGAGAAACTCGACAAACGAGCAAAACAACTTGTATTGGAAGAGTTAAAGCGATGACATTCACTACTCCAGAAAATCGTTTCAAAGAGATTAAGCGGGAAGACCCGCACTTTTACATGACCGATGGCATCAGGATGGTGCCACGTGCCGCTATTGAAATTTCAAAAAATTGTCCATATCACTATCAACAAATTCTAGCCGATTGTATTGACAGAGGCTGGGTAAGACCAGTAGCATACATCAAGACTAAGGAATTGATTTGGGAAGTGTTAGAACAATGAAAAAGATTTATTACATCAAAGAAGGACGTAAGTATGTTCCAGTTGCAGAATATGACAACGACCTTTTGGACTCTTTTCCAAAGGGCACTCATTTGGTTATGGTTTATCCCGGAGGCTCTAGTCGCAGGTTCAATATTGATCCTAACTATGCGGCTCTGATTGCCGCCGGTCGTGTCGCAGAAGATAAAATGTGCGATACAATGGTCAAAGCCAGTGAGTTGAAACCTAGTAGGCAACCAATTACCGAAGAACAACAAAAAGCATGGAAGCATTTGGCCGAAACGTTTGGTCAAGATATGTATACCCTTCAAGGCACTAGTGTTAGAGATGTGGTTGAAGCTGGTGTCAAAGCTATGCAAGAGGAAGCAGAAAAATTGATGGAACATCCTTCTGTCAAAAAGGCATACGAACATTTCTTGTTAGTATGCGAATTGACTAAAGAGAATAAATGAAAACAAGGGAAGAGATAATAACATCAATGTGCTATACCTATCGTCATGACTATGGGTTAACTCGTAGTCCTGACGATGCGCCATGGGTAGCTGGCATGACAGACTTTGAACGCAAAGGACTATGGCAGACAATGGCACAGATATTTGATAATGATATCTCTCCTTATATGAAACTAAAGGAAAATAATGACTAATCTAATCGCAAAACCTATCATCAAAGATCAGTATTGGGTAGTGACTGACGGAGACAACAAAGTAGGAAATGTCATTGCTGAAGGTTCCGGATTCAACTTAAAGATCAATGGAGTCAGTAAGCATTTTGAAAACTCCACTGAGTTGAAAAAGAAAACTAGAATTCAATTTCAAACACTAAAGACTAATAGATCCAAAGCCGAACTACCTTTTGCTAAGTTTCCCACCGAAGGCAAGGTCTATAACTCTATGTTGGACATCAAACGAAAACTTCACTTGTTCACTAAGACTGCAAAGAGCAAATGTTACTATGCCGCAGGATGGTTTGCAGTGAATCAAAACGGAGAGTTTGAGAAGGTATTGTGCCCCAAATACATCTTTGTACAGCGATATCCATACTATGGCCCGTTTAAAACAGAAACCGAAGCTGAGAGCGTCATAAATAATCTATGATTCACATTAAACGATTCATTGATAAGGTTTCTATGACTGAGAGTAAGCAAAACAAAGACTTTGTGATGCCTATTATTGAGGCTAGGGGCCTACGGGATGAATTGGCTAAGTTGCTAGCAGATCAATACCAAATCAATAGTGAGAAAAAGCCAGATGAAGAACCAGTAGTCAAGGTAGAAATAAAAGGTGGAAGTTTTAAATGAGTAGATCACAACCAAAAATCTTGTTAGAGTTAGTAGACAAGAAAACATACAAGTGCGATCAAATTGTAGAAGCCGCAGGCATTTGGGCAGTGTTCTATGACGGTCAACCAATCAATCTAAAGAGCCAACATTACTTGGATAACCAAACAACTCCCAAGTACAAGAAAACTAGTTTCAGTAATCCGGGTCATGCACGTAACTTGTGCCGCAAACTGAACGCACAATTCAAATCAGACAAGTTTACAGTGGTCTTTATGAACTCGGGTAGCGTGGTATACCCCGATGACCATCAAGTCGATTAAACAGCAAATAACTGAGGCTGTAGTAGCAGAAATCCCCAGATCACATAGGATATACCACGAACTACCCATTGAAGATGTAATGTTCAAATGGTGGCAGACAGGTAGACAAGAAGGCCTTCGTTTAACAGACGAGGGTGTAACCGCCTTTCAACTAGCAGAAATTGCTTTTTATGACTACGAATTTAAGCAAGACGGTAAAAGCTATCATAGCTTTGTCCTTGAACTAAACAAGAAAATCAAATGCCCGTACTACATCGGTGTAAATAAATCTAACAAGGACAAGTCATTCTACATCAGAGTTTATGACAGTAAGGTTGCAATGATGTTAGGATTGTACGGGAACTTGCAAGACTATCTATCTTCTATAAAGGTGAAATAATGACTGAACAAAAGAAAACTAATTTTTTGGATGCAATCAAAGCGGCTCAATCTGTTAAAAACAAAGTGCCAGCCGCAAAAGCAAAACTAATCCAACAAGAAAAGGCGCCCAAAGCTAATAAAGGTTTTGGGTCAAGTGTTATGAGAAAAACGGGTCGCGGTGGATAAATACTTCAAGGAGAACATTATGAAACTTTTACTCACATCATTATTATCTATTGCACTATTTGCCCCGGCATATGCGAATGAGCCTGCTCAAAAGCCAAAGACAGAAATGAAGTTGGCTAAGAAGAAAGCTGATAAGGATAAAGAAAATAAAGAAAAGAAGGCTAAGAAGCCCGAAACAGTTAAGAAATAATATATTTTACGCTATCATACCAGTGTAAATACTAATAGACAGTTAGGGTTCTGTCCATAAAAACTCAATTAAACACACTTACACAGGAGAAAATTATGTTTAATCAATATGCATTCCAAGCCGTCGA